AATTTACAATCTTTGTAAAGTCGGTGGTGCCGCTATGCAATCGGATTTCAATTGTCCCGTACTTACGGAATGATTGAGGATTAATTCCCATGTATCTGTTAGAGCTATTCCGATATGTATCAAAAGATTTGCTTGTTGTTTTTGAACAATACGTATTTGAGCGGCGGGATGATGGGATCATTTTGTAAAGAATGATTTGCGCTGCCACTAAATTATTGAACGCTTTTTTGTGGTCATGAGAACGCATATCAAGGTGAACGTGGAGACCGCAAGTTTTATTCACTCGGCCACCGTTAGAATTGACAACATCCAAGAGAGTTTCCAGAACTTCATCACGCTTAGAAACCGGCATACAAACAGCAACCTCATGAGCATAATATTCTTCAGGAAAATCCCTGACACTACCATCGGTTTTTAATTGAACATAATTGTCAAGCCCAGCATTAAATAATGCAGAACCTAAATCTCTTTGGTTCAGCTTACAAGCAAACTCAATCTCAACCGACACATGTCTTTCATTAGTGGTGGGTTTTTTTGGTTTAAAGATACGGTTGCAGCGTCTTGCTTCTGCCATTTTAAGAATGGTTCCCGGCTCGGTAAAATGAATAGAATTCCGGTAATCACCCTCTAGTCTTGTGCGGGCCTCGATCGCTGTAACATCAACAGATGAGTCCCTTAAATATCGAATTCTATTCTGGGGTTCCACTGCCCTATTTTCTTTACGCAATTGTCCAAGCGTTCTGTTTCTAGAACTAATTGCGCTGAGAATTTTTACCCTAGCATGAAACATTGCGCCATCAAGACGACTACTAAATTGTTCCTCAAAAGACGTTGGAATTTTTGCAATATATTGTCTTTCTGCATATTTGTTTAGGTATTTAAAGTGTTTTGGTTTTTTAAATAAAACGGAAACTCCGATGAGTAGTGTCGTCGTTCGCCCACTGAACATGTCTTTCAAGGAACGGCGACCAACCTTAACACTGTGAGCATATTCACTTTTAAGTAATGCTTTTGGAACAAAAGGCTTTTGTTTTAGTAATTTAGCAGCAACAAATGAACCCTCATCGTATTGTTGCTTATTGTAATAAATATTGATGTATTTACCTTTGTAATTACCGGAAAGAATATTTATTCTTTTATTCATAATACACTCCTTCACAATTTCCACAATTAAATTCTAAACTAGAATCGTCCGTGTCAAATTCTTCATTATCCTCGTTGTCATTATTACAACAAGGACAATCACTCGACAATAAAATAACGTCCTGTACTTGGTACATAAGTGTGATCTTTACCCTCTGTCTCTTTAATAGTGACCTCTTTCATAATTCCTAGTTTTGTCTTGACTCCATTGCTGTAAATCAATTCACATGACCTATCATTATGGTGTTCAAGATAACACACTTGGTTATATTCCCGACAAATCATTTCAGCAACTCTCTTGTATTGGCCCGCGAAGATTAAACTTTTTTCCTTTACCCCATCATAAACACCTTCACATTCAATGTAAGGAACACTTAACAGATTCAATTGATTAACCAAGTCAAAATGATTCTTAACGTTGCCAACTTCGGGCAAGTCTTTTTGATAACAAGATACAATGACAAGATGTGGTGATTGTGATTTCATAATTACCTCGCTTTAAATATCCCAAACAAAAGCACCAGCCAATACAAGCACACCAGCCAACAATAAGAATTCATTAATGATTTCAACCATATCATTCTTCCAGCGTTGAGGGTTAAGGGGGGTTTTCACCCCCTCTTTTCAGATTAAACCTTCATTTTTTAGCAGTCTCACAACTCCCCCGTACCCCGCTGGGATAAACACAATCCCATCCTTAATCCATCCACCTAGTCCCTCAATTTGTTTTACTTGTGCTTTTTTTGCTTTTTTCTTTTGTGTGTATTCCATTTTTTTCTCCCTTTCGGCGTCGTCACCGATGCAACCAACTATTGCATCCCTTGTGCCAGTCTTAAAATCATTTTAAATTGAATCTGAAAGCAAAAACCCTGTAAAAATTTTAGTCAGTGACTTTTTTTGTCAGACAATTTTTGTCACTCACTCTTCTAAAATTGACGTGATTTCTTCCCATTCCTCAAGTGTCAATTCTTCTTCCTGATAATAAAACCAAGCGTTGCCAGTGATGAAATCGAGCGTATCCAATTCTTTTTTGTTCATATTGTCCCCATGTTTCTAGCCTGTCTCATCAGGATAGGTAGGCTATTTCCTATCGACGCCCTATCCGTGGGCGTTTCGACTTACGCAGCGTCTTCTTTGTCCTTTGCAATGCTTCCCTTGACTTGCTCCTGTTCAATGAAACTCAGGATAGCTTGCGTCTGTTCTGGTTTAAGAAGGCGCTTCCATTGGTTAGCATAGAGGGTTACTGGGAATCTTTGGAGCCCGTATACTGAAACGGCGCCCTTCTCAGTGACTTTTACGCTAAGAGTACGGCCCGCCGCCTTTTTCATAGCGACGAGTTCAGCTTTTACTTTTTCGAGTTCTGCCATTTTTGCCACAATTTCAGTGTGTGTCATTTTCATTTTCTCCGTTTTGTTTTTAGGCTATCTCTTCAGGGGATACTCGCCTAGTGTTATCCCGACGCTACTCTGTCACAGTAGCGTTTCGATTTTTCATCACAGGAACGGGTTGCCTCCCCTGTTAGCGCATCATCGCCTAAAGGCTACGCGCTATCCCTACCATTCAGGTTTATTTCAACCCTACACTCTCGGGACGGAGTTACCGTCTTAAAACCCTGCAACTATTCGGTTCGCATGATAGTTTCGACTCCTAACTACCTGCCACAAGGGGTCAAAGGGAACACCTAGTTCTGAGGCTAGGGACTGCCCATTTTTTAATGCGACCCAAGCCTCACTCATGGCCAAGCCGCCTACCTTGTGCTAGTGTCCGTGCTAGGCTTGCCGCCTTGCCGTCACGGTTGAAGCATAGTGCAGCGGTCGTGCCAACGCTAACCCATTGAAATCACTTAGGATTTTATTTGAGAGGGGTGTATAACTTTTACACAGTGACGAAAAATGTCAGGCAAAAATTGTCACTTCAACGAGTTCAGTTGAGAGAGTATAGTCGCGCGAGTGTGTGTGGGAAGAGTGTGGAGACACGTGCGCGGGAGATAGCAACTTCCATGCCACTAGCAAATCCCGTGCCAACCAACCCCAACATTCAAGCGCCTGTGTGTGCGTGTATGCGTGTCTTATACCCCGGCACGATAGTTGCACCCTTGCAGGATTCATGCCACGGTGTAGAGTCGTGCGCGTCTTGTAACGCGAGGGGGGGGCGGGGGTCTTTTCGGTTACCGATGCGACGACGTAGCCCATCCACGAATTTTTAATACCTATTCTAGAAACAGTTAACAACTATATAGAAACACCCCCTAATTGCGTTTAAGGGGATTACAATTAATAGAATTTATATTAAATGTAATTATAGAAATTATTGCGGCGGTAACTATTCGATATTATTGAATAGTGTAAAACACATTAACGGAATTATACAATGTTAAAAATTACACTAAAGGATCTCACAGATTTAAACAGTCCCGGTGTGTACGCGTTTCTCAATACCGAGGATAAACAAATTTATATTACTCAAAGTAATAATATTCTTTCGTCTGTATCTAGAAACATCGCACAGATTCGTGATAAGAGTCATCCTTGTAGACCGTTGTTACGTAAGCTACCCAAGCTACAATTAATCGTCCTAGAGCACGAATTATCCACTAAGAATCGTAAGATAAGAGTAGGTTACTGGAAGACCCATTATAAAAATAAAGGATATGAATTATATAATCCATCAATACCAGTCACATACAAAATACAAACTCGAATAACATCCGATTATTTTGTACACGTTCTTCTTATCAATAAACGTAACGATAAAATTGTGGTAGGTGTGTTTAATACTCTATTTGAATCTGAATCTTTTATTTCCGAACATTATCCCAATCAATCTATCAACAACGTAATATACTCCTCAAACGATTTAACTAAATCGTTTTATAATAAGGGTAAGGATATAAGGGTGTAGATGTATGGGTATGGTTGGTGTATTGTATGGGTATATAGTAAGAAATTTACGAAAGCCAAAAAAAGATTTTTGTCTTTCTATTGGTTTGGGTGGTATGAATGTGTGTGGATTTAATAAAGACACGTATCCGTGGGAAAGAACTGAAGTTGTCGGTACGTCAAATCGTATTATCGACGACTCGCATTGATTGCTCGTCGTTACGTTGAAGTAATTTGTATCAGGTGAACAAACGTTCAACTTTAGTTATAGTTGTTAAATTTTATAAGTCTTGGAGATTGTTATGTTTTTAGCTGTTTTCTTGTTTCTAGCTTTAGTCATTTTTGGATTCTATATGATGGCTAGTGCTATTTCTAAGCAAAATGAAGAGTATGAAAAGGAATATCTTAGATTGGTGCAAAGCGTTAAGAGGTGCCCCCCTGAGCCTGGGACCCATCACGATTGGTCACATCACCCTAGCACTAATAAATTGACTTGTACGAAATGCAACTTTGAGGCGGGTAGTCATGTCGAATGATATAAATAAAAAAATACACAGGTTAAATAGAAACAGTTACGTTAATAAAAATAACCGTATAAGTAATAACGCTATGGAATTAAAATTTTGGGATATACTTTTTGATGATGATGATGAAAGGTGTGCATATTATTTGTCAGGAGATGCTGGGTATCAATACTCAATAGAAGCATCTAATACAATGAAAATAGCTAATAGGCATGGTAAAAGAAATGGAAACAAATAAAAGGCTTTGTAAACTTTGTGGAATTTTAAAGGACAGAATAGAAACGGGGAAATACCCTGACGGGAAGAATAAAAAGCATGTGGATGAGTCCGGTAGACTTTGGAATGGTTCTGTTTGTGGTGACTGCAATGTTTCTCGTTCTCATAATAATATGAAAAAATTAAGAGAAAAGAGAAAAGAAAATGTCAGTAAATAAATTCTTTTTTTATTATATGCTGTTTATTTTATTATTTGTTTTCTTTTTTCCTTTGTCCACAGTCAAACCCTCACCAGAATTAAAACCATTTTATACAGAATACACCGCTATTATAAAGGAAGAGTGTCCTGAGATAAAATTACCTAAAAAAATAAGTATGGGATTTGGAACATTATCTATGGACGAGATTGGCGTTTGTACAATTTTTTTTGATAAAAGACAAATTGTAATAGATAAGACTTATTGGGAAATGGCAGTAGAAAGTGAAAGAAAGCAATTAATATTTCACGAATTAACTCATTGTATTTTAAATTTTGCACACATAGAAGACCCAAACAATTATATGAACCCATACCTAATGCCTATATCAAATGACACATTAATACAACAAGTGCGAGAAAGTGCTAGGGTTTTTTGTAAAGATCAATAATTCCAACGTCTTACTTTATCGTCTCGTAAGTCTACGTGAAGAAAGTTTAATGCTATTCCAATTGATTTAAACCTTTTTTCAACAAAGGGTAGTAGTTGTGGTGCTGTTAGTCTAGAAACAGAAATGTCTGCGGCATTCCCCAGCTCATGTGTGCTCTTTTTGGCAACGACGGTAGAGGTCCCACTTTTACGAATATCTTCTTGATGTGCAGTGCAACGATAGCCAGAGTGGATTCGCATCGGGCTTTGTACTTCTTCTCTTATTTTAGTTAGTCGGTCAATTAATTCTATAGAAACACGTTGATCTACACACTCTTTATGGCTACACTGACACACAAACTCTTTTGTTTTAAACCAATTATTTAGCCAAAGGTCCTCGCCTTTTTTCCAAACATAATAATTATTTTCTTTTTTAGCTTCTTTATTCATATATAAAGTTGTTAACAACTATATATTGAGTGACAATTCAATGCCGACTGCCACATTAGGCTATTTTATAGCGGTTCACGATAACTCACTTAATTTAACATCTAAGGAATTTTATGAAAGAGCATATTAAGTATATTCCATTGGGGCTTTTTGTTGCCTTTTGCTTAAAAGTGTTAACGAACGGAGCGTCACTACACGAGGCGCCAACGTTTGCTATTCTTGCTGGGTTTACTGCATATCTTCTCAATAGAGACGAAGAAAAAAACCTAGAAAAAATTAATAATAGATTAGCAGCTTTAGAACAACAAACTTCCTCTAAAGAAAAAGAAATTGAAGAATTACGTTCACACGTTTCAACACTTAAATTAGGACAACAAGTACGTACTGTTGCTAAATTTTAATGGATCAAATTGATAAAATGCTACAACAATTTAAGGATGTCGCTTCCCTGCAAAAATATGCAGAAGCTCAATACAAAACAATCCTTTCTTTGTCCAAAAAAGTTAAAGTTTTAGAAGAAGAAAACATTGAATTAAAAGATCTATTGGAAAAATCTACACCTCTTTTAAATGAAGAAAAGAAAAATTTTACAACATATAATATAGAAGCTTCTTCAGATGAAGAAATGATTGCAAAAGTTCAACTGGCTAGAATGAAAGAAATTTCTATGGATAGAGAACTAACCCTAGAAGAAGCAAAACGTGTTGAAATCTTTACAAAAATTTTATCATCGAAGGGAAACAACAGCTCAAGTACCATTCAAATACAAAAAATGGGGAATGACGATCTGTTGAAACTTTTAGAAAATGACACAGGAATCCTCAGTTAAAAATAAAATAAATAAAAAGGATGCTATTGCCGCTCTATGGCAAAGGGGTGAGCTTTCCTGGAAGTGCCACGCGGTCCAAAAAGACATGCGGACTGTTTTTTATAACGCAGATGACAATGCGACTCTTGTTTGGCTTCTTGCTCGTCAATCGGGTAAAAGCGTAGAACTTGCTATTCTTGCATTAGAGCAATGTCGTCGCAAACCAAATTCTATTGTAAAAATATTAACAGATACTAAACTACACGCTCAAAGTATTTTTGATCCCATATTCAAAATGCTTTTAGAAGATTGTCCGGAAAATTTAAAACCTGTTTATATTGAAAGCAAATTCACATATAATTTTGACAATGGCAGCTCAATACAACTGGCTGGTAGTGATAACAAGCACTATGAACGTCTTCGGGGTCAAAAATCTGATCTTGTTTTAGTTGATGAAGCAGGATTTTGTGATAATTTAAAACATATTGTAAAATCTATTCTTCTTCCAACACTAACTCATACTGGTGGAAAGATTGTGTTGGCGTCTACTCCACCTACTGATCCTGATCATGATTTTTATGAGTTCATTGAACAAGCGGAATTAAATAACACCCTGACTAAAAAAACTATTTATGATAATCCTCTTCTTAAAGAAGAACAAGTACAAAGAATTATTAAAGAAATGGGTGGAGAAAATTCGCCACAATTTAAAAGAGAATATCTTTGCGAAGTTATTCGTGAAGAAGAAAACGTATTATTCCCAGAATTTAATGCTGAATTAGAAAAAGAAATAGTTAAAGAATGGCCCAAGCCACCGTTTTATGATACATATGTTTCAATGGATCTTGGGTATAAAGATCTAACCGCGGTTTTATTTGCGTATTTTGATTTTCGTGCAAATAAAGTAATTATTGAAGATGAAATAGTTCTTTCTGGAAAGGAATTACAACTTCCAGATCTAACCGAAAGAATTTTAAAAAAAGAAGCGGAGCTTTGGACGAATCCTCTGAGCGGCGAAGTAAAAAAACCATTAACTAGAGTAAGTGATATTAACTATATTGTAACGCAAGAAATTGCTAGAATATCGGGCAATGAAGTTACGTTTGTTCCTGCCAAAAAAGATGATAATGAATCAGCTCTAAATAATTTACGAGTCATGCTCGCCACTAAAAAAATTATAATAAATCCTAAATGTAAGTTTTTAATAAGACACTTACGAAATTGTAAATGGAAGAATGTGGAAACAAAAACCACTTTTGCTCGCTCTCCTGACAATGGCCATTACGATACTGTAGATGCTGCAAAATATCTAGTAAGATCAATATCTTATAGTAAAAATCCTTATCCATCTCATTATAATTATGAATTAAAAGATTTATATGTTAATAATCCTTCTAAATTTTACGGACAGGCTTCTACTGACGTGTATAAAGCGATTTTTAACATTAAAAGAAAATAACAACTATAAGGGTATAGAAACTTTATAGGAAAATAAAATGGATACACCTAATGTTGGTATAGATAAAAAACTAGAAGATGATATTTATTTTGCTAAAAAAAAACCAGAAGATTGTGCTGGTATTCTTTTAGCAAAGGGAGATAGTTTTTTTAATATACTAAGAGCGAATGCCTACCTAGAAAAAATGTCTAGGATGTGGAGAGCATATCATGGAGCTTATTCAAACGATCTTGGATATGGTCATCGAGTAGAATTCTCTGGGGAACAAGGTGAATTGGTCATGCTCCCAGTAAATCACTTTGCGAACATTGCCCAACATATCTATACAATGATTACAGCAAATCGTCCTATTATGGAAGCTCGTGCTGTAAATACTGATTATAAATCATTAGCACAAACTTATGTTGCTAATGGTGTTCTTGATTATTATATGAGGGAAAAACACCTTGAGGATTGCTTAAAAAAAGCAGCTGAAATGGCAATTGTTTTGGGCACAGGATTTGTAAAATTGGATTGGAATGCCACAGCGGGAGATGCATACGACGCTGATCCAGAAACAGGTGAAATGGTTTATGAAGGGGAATTAGAATTTACAAACCTTTCACCATTTGATGTTGTTGTCGATGGCACAAAAGAAACTTGGAATAATGAGTGGATTTTAACTCGATCATTTCAAAATAGATATAATTTAATTGCCAAATACCCAGAATTAAAAGAAAAACTTCTTGGTGTAAAGCCTAAAAATCAAAGTGCGGTGTATCGTCTTGCTGTTTTTAGTAATGACGATACTGATGATATTCCAGTATTTGAATTTTATCACAAAAAAACAGAAGCAATGCCAGATGGACGGTATATGCTTTTTGTTGATTCTGATATTATATTACTCGATACAAAAATGCCATATCGAGTTCTTCCTGTTTTTCGCATAACCCCAAGAGAAATTATGGGAACCCCGTATGGATATACCCCTATGTATGATATTTTTCCCATTCAGGAAGGGATTAATTCATTATATAGCACAATAATGACAAACCAAAACGCATTCGGTGTTCAAAATTTATTCGTTCCTAGAGGGGCGGACATTGCTGTTAATACTCTTGATGGGGCAATGAATATTATTGAAGGTAATGCTAAACCTGAACCATTGCAATTAACAGCCACCCCACCCGAGGTATTTAATTTTCTTAACATGTTAATTCAATCGGCTGAAACTATTTCAGGGGTTAATAGTGTAACTCGAGGGAATCCCGAAGCTTCTCTTAAATCTGGAACAGCTTTGGCTCTAGTTCAATCAATGTCTCTTCAATATATTTCAGGCCTACAGCAGAGTTATGTTAAATTAATTGAGGATGTTGGAACAGCCATTATTCAAATATTAAAAGATTTTGCAATGACCCCTAAAGTTATTGCTCTTGTTGGAAAAAATAATAGACCTCTTTTAAAGGAGTTTACCGGTGAACAAATTTCAGCAATTAATCGCATTGTTGTAGATGTTGGTAATCCTCTTTCAAGAACAATTGCCGGTCGAGTTCAAATGGCCGAACAAATGCTACAGATGAACCTTATTAAATCCCCAGAACAATATTTTCAAGTTATCAATAGTGGTAAAATTGAAACTATGTTTGAAGGTGAAATGAATGAGCTTCTTCTAATTAAATCTGAAAATGAACAGATGCTTGAAGGAAGAGATGTTATTGTTTCTCCTTTAGATAAACATCGCCTTCATATTAATGAACATAAAGCAGTTTTATCTGATCCTGATTTAAGAAGAGATCCTGATTTAGTAAAAATTGTTTTAGATCACATCGAAAAACATTTAGATTCATTAAGAAATACAGATCCCGCACTTCTTCAACTTGTTGGAGAACAACCGCTGCCTCCTGCTGGTCAGGGACAAGGACCCTTCCCGGGGCAAGAAATGCCAACAAATGAGTCCTTACAAGGATCTCCGATGGAACAATTAATGGCAACACAAGCAGGAAATGTTCAAAGTGGAGAAACAATAAAATCTTCTACAGGCCAATCGATACAAACACCAAACATACCAACCCCTCCTGCGCCATTTGAAAATATGCCGGTAGCAGCCGAACAAATGTTGCCCCAATAATTTAAGGAGAACATATGCCGACACCTCCCCGCCCATCTAGATTAGACTCAGCCCAAGTTTTACAACATGCGTTTGATGATGAATCGGGAACCTTACGAGTTAACACAGAAGCAACCGTTGTTGCCGGTGCACTAGAGGTTGCAGTTGATCATCAAACTGATTCTGTTAAAATTGGAAATGGTGTTCGTTTTGCTGATATTGCAATAGATAATTCTTTAAAAGTCAGCAGTGGGATTGTTAAAGAACCCTTTGATTATTTTAATGGTATTCATACAGCAACAACATCCACTTATACATATAGAAGAGGCGGATCTTCTGGTACAGTTGTTGCTATTGTTACTATAACATACATAGATGACACAAAACGAGAAATTTTAAATTTAATTGTGACATAATATGTTATTATTGCATTATGATCCGGTGACAACTGAAATAGTTTTAAAAGATGTACCCGATCCGCAAGTTGTTGCAAACTTTACAGAATTTACATTAACCTCAAATTTACAATTAACAACCGGCACAGTAATAGTTGACGAATTTATGGAGCTCGGTGAAAACGTTGCTATGACTATTAACGATGATGCTGTTTTGGAGCTAATATAATGAGCAGACTTGTTTTAAAAGAAACTTC